CCGCCGTCTCACGCCCAAGCGCCAGCGGGTTGGTGATCTTGCCCCGATGTGGACACCCGTCACAGATGCCGGGGTTCTCTGAGTCAAACTTCACGCAGGGGTATGGCCCCTTGATCTCAGCCAACTTCTGATGCATACGCTCATGAGGGTAGGGGTGCAGGTCGGACAGCCATACTGCCGCCTTCTCCACATCCTCACACTTCTGTGCAATGCTCAACCACCCGCGCCACAACGGTTCCATGCCATCCTCGGTTGCGTTCTCAGCGTAGTACCTGAGTTGATCGCAGCCCACGCCATCCTTGGTCTTCTTGTAGATGTGCTTAAACTTCGTGACGCTGTTCTCAAACAGCTTGACTGTTGTCGCTGACAGTGCCATCTCAGGGCGCTTGCCCGGCAACGCTAGGTCGGTCTTACCCTTGGGAGGTATGGGTGGTGGTGCGTTCTTGAGTTGACTCTGAATGTGATTGGCAAGGTCGTGGAAGTCAAACTTGTCGCCCTCGGCTAGTATGCGCACTTGGCGCGGCGTAGCGTACTTGGCCTTGTTGTTGAACGTCTCAGGGATGCGTAGCACCCTTGCCGCATCTGCGGTCACAGTCATGTCGATACTCAGAGCTTCTTGTCTACACAGGCGCTTGAAGTTCTCGGCAACAGGCTTCCACTCATCGACCTCCACATCTTCTGTGAATGGCCAGTAGCAGTGCAGTCCACCACCTGAACTCACAATGTAGGGACTGCCTAAGAGGTCAATCCCAGTCTTGGCAAGGAACCCATCTAGCGCAAAGGCAGCAGCCTTCTTGTTCTCATACCCGTCCATGTCAATGAACAGGGAACGAATGTGGCGAGCGTTCTCTGCTGTGCGCTTACCCGACTTCTCAAATGTGGACAACGCAAAATAGATGTCCTTGTTCTGTGTAACCCACTTACCTACGGTTGGTTCTATCTCCTCAATATATTGAACAAACGTGTGTTCTTTTTTCTTTGTAGTTAGCTCTGCCGCGCAGTACAACCCGTTATCCGGAGACGGCAAAACCACCGCTAGAAATTCAAGCGGAGTCATGGGAATCCTTTGGGTTTAAGAGAACAGGTCGAGTTGGTTGGGGTCGCGCAGGGGGAAATCTTTTTCTGGTGCAACAGCAGTGAAACGGCGCAGAAGTTCGATCTGCCATTCAATAGGCGCACCGAATTCAGTGTCGTCCATGTACATGGCAAAGTACTTGATGAGTTCTTGATTACTTAAGGTACGAGGTTGTAGTGCTGACATATTTTTCTCCATGCTTCGTCGGCTGAGTGTGATTGTTGTAGGAATGTGAGAAGCGTATCAACGCGGTGCTCGTAAGCAGGGAAGATGTCACCACCCTCGAACCAGTTGTACACAGTCTGTCTTGACACACCCAACGCTTTTGAAATGCGAACAACTGAGAAGTTGTGATGCGCCGCCCACCGCCCAAGCTGATTGCCTTGAGTCTTGGGGGCACGCATGATCGCGTCGATTGTTTTTTGTGAGTAGGCCATAGTGCGGGGGCCAAAGCCCCCTTCTCCTAGTTATTCATCATCCCAGTCGGACACGATGTCAGCAAGCTTGCCCTTCTTGGCAGGCACAGCGGACGGCTTGGCGGCATCCTTGCGGACTTCGGGTTCATCTTCAGCATCGACCACAGGCTTGGCTTTGGCTTTGGCTTTAGCGGCAATTGGCTCATACGCGGGAGCGTCTTCTTCCTTGGTCAACTCACCCATAGGGCGTGCGCCAGCCAGCACCATTTTGGGAGCGTTGGCTTTCACGCCATCACTCTGAGCCACGGTCATAACGACCGCACGCTTGGCGTCTTCGGTCTCGCCTTGGGCTTTGATGACTTCGTACTCGTCGTCCGTCAACCAGCGCACAGGCTTAAAGTGCAGCTTGGGAGACTCAGCCTTGGTATCAAAGCGCATCTCGGTCACGATCTGCTCGGGGTTGACAGGAGGGTTCTGCACCGCCAAGTAGCGTGCATAGGCTTGCAGAGGACGCTTGTCGCCTTCTTCCTTACCGAACACCGAAGTGGCTGGTAGGGTCAACTGCATCACATCACCTTCAGGATTATTTGCCAGCACAACAGCTAAGCGCTGTTGGTAGCGGCAAGCACGGCTGTTGCCTTGACCTGAACCCGCGATGTTCTTGGGGCAACTCATGCAGGTTTCAGACTGCTTGTTATCCGCAGTGGGGTCAGGGCGCTCACCATCATTGCTCCAGCAGTCAGGGCCGGTGATGTTGTCAGCATCGTAGGATGCAGAGTAGAAGATACGGCTAACCTTGGGGGCAGCTTTCACAATGATGACTTCCAGATGGCGATCATCAATTGCGGCAATCTCTTTGCCACCAGCTACTAAACGAAACACACCACCCTTGATGGAGATGCGCTTGACGTTGGATACGCTGCCGCCTGTGAGGGCTTTAGCGGTGTCGGACAACTCGTTGTTACGAGCAAATGCAGGTACGTTTGCAGACGAAAAAAGCGTTATGTTTGTCATATAAAAAGCTCACTTGGTTGGTTTGGTGATACGGATTTCAAACTCAGTAACTGAGTTCAACCCCGGCGGTACAACCCCCGGGTTCTCTTCAAGAAACTGCGCCATGTTGGTCTGAGCAACACGCTTCTCCAGCAAGTCAACTGCGCTGTGCTCAAGGATGAAATCCTTGAACGACGACCAGTCGTTTGTGTTGTAGCGTGTCTTGAGCATCATGGACACAGTCCCAAAGGGACTCTTAATAGATGAGACGCCCAGCGCCTTCATCTGATCTTTAATTTCAAATTTGATTTCGTCTTGTTGACTCTTGAGTACTTCCAGTTTGGTGTCGTACTCTTGGGTCATTGTGTCGATTTCCATTTTTATCTTACGGTAAATCTTCACGAGTTTGTCGAGCGGAATATTGGTGTCTTCCATTACTTCTCCTGTTTTATTGTTTGTCTAAGGTTGGACAGTTTACACGTTTACGTTTGTTTTGCAACTCCTTTCAAGAATTTATTTCAATCTCAAACATTTGAGTTAGGAGTGAGTTCTCACTTACCTTTCCCTCCAATGCTTTGAACATCTTGCGCTCAATGGGTGAGCCTTGGATGTGGATGACAGTCACCTTGTCGGAGTTCTGCCCCTTGCGATCAGCCCGTGCAATGCACTGGATGTACTGCTCTACGCTCATCAGTGGCCCAAAGAAAACTACGGTGTCAGCCGCAGTCAACGTGATACCGTGCGCCGTAGCCTGCGGCTGCATTACCAATACGCGAGGGTCTGGTTCATGCTGGAAGCGGTGGATGATGTCGGCACGTTTACTGGGTGTGATACCGCCGTGGATGCACTCGTTGGCAATGTTCTTCTTGGTCAGGTGTCTCTGTATGGTGTCTATGCTTGACCTGAACAGCGCGAAGATAATTACCTTGCGTGTAGTCTCATCCAAGATTTCTTCCAGCACACCAAGGCGTGGGGCGGCATCGAACTCAACGACTTCCTTCTCGTCGGTATACACAGCACCACAACTAATCTGCAACAGCTTACTCACACCAGCGGCAGCGTTGACTGCGCTGATCGTCTCGCCTGCGGCTTGCACCAGCATACGTTCTTTGAGCAGGTTGTAGTACTTGGCTTGCTGTGGTGTAAGTGGCACTTCGCGTGTGGTGGTCAGCACTGGTGGTAAGTCAAGGCACTGTGCCTTGCTGAAGCGTATCGCTGGTTGCAGTGCTTCATGCACAAGATCGGCAGCGTTGTGCTTTGCCGCCCACTTGTACAGGGTGATCTTGTTCATCACCTTATCGCGCCATGATGTAAAGAAGTTGGGTACGCCCTCGGGGTTGACGATCTTGGCCAAGCCGTAGGCATCTGCTGGTGACTGCGATGCAGGTGTACCAGTCATCATCCATACGTGGGTCTTGGGCGTGAGGATTGATTTCAATGACTTCCACCGCTTGGTCGTCACAGTCTTGTATGCGTTAGCCTCATCGACGATCACTAGGTCGAACCTACCATCGTTACGCACCTCATCAGCTATCAGGTTCAAGCCGTCGTAGTTAGCGATGACAAACTCGTAGTCTTGTTGAATCATCTCGATGCGGCGACTAGCCTGCGTATGGTGAGCGACGATGGCAGAGCGATGGATGATGCTGTTGCTCAAGTCTGCCAGCCATGCAGACTGCATGATGGACAGAGGGCAAAGAACCAAACACCTGCGTATCTCACCGCGTTGCATCAGATAGTCAGCCGCCCATAGCGCCGATAGTGTCTTGCCAGTGCCAGGTTCTGAGAACACAAACGCCTTGCGATGCATAGTTAAGAAGGCAGCAGTCTCGATCTGATGTGCCATAGGTTTGTAACGACCCGGCCACTTGTACTTGCGTGTGATTGGCGAGGGCACATCTTTCACGCCGAGGTTGCGTAGCACCCTACATTCGTCTAGTCCCCAGTAGACAGCAACATCGTACCCACCGTCATCACGTTCAATGACTTTGTGTTTAGGAATGATGCTGTACTTTTCTGGGTTTCTAGTTCTGAATATTAGTGCCTTGTCTTCAAGGATTTCCAAGTTGCTTCTCCATCGGTTTTTATTTGTTGTCGCTTCGGTTTGAACTGCGGCTACGCATACGGAGATTGTTTATAGTAGTTGACCCTCCGTTACGGATGGGCTTAACGTGGTCTACGTCTTTGCCATCCCCCTTCACCGCCTTACCCGCTTTGACCATCATGCGCCGCGCCTTCACGCGTTCACCTGTCTTCTTGATTTGATCGGGCTTACCCTGATAGTTCTCATACTCTTTTGGATAGTTTCTTTTTGTTGCCATCATTTACTCCTTTATGCCGTGAAAATTTTCAATTGCCCTTGTGTAGTTGAAGAGGGGTAACCCTATCGACATTAAATCCGTTCTTGTAAAGCCTGCGTCGTGTGCGAGTTTTGTCATTTCCAATTCGGTTATTACGCCGCTTTCTCGAAGAACTTGTTTTCTTGCTTTGCGATAATGCGTGCGGCAGTCGCCACATAAAATCGTGCAGTTATCGTCTTGTAATGAAAACTCTACCCACTCTTGTTTAAGATCGTAGTCAAGATAGTGTGTCCCGTCTACGTCTTTATCAAGAACAAGGGTATCAACTTTATCCTCAAACGCGTTCAATAAAGTGTCCAGCGCTCTGACTCGATAAAGCCTAATGCTTGTAGCCGCGCACGCTTCGCACTCGCCATCGTCTAAAGGGTGCTCGGCATCATATTCCGCCAGTGCTTTTCGCGCAACGCGGTAAATGATGCTGTCTCGTCTTCCCATACTGCCTCCTAATGTTTTGGATTGAACTCACACGTTTTAACTGGGCACCACGGACACAGCGCAGAGGACTTGGGGTTCCATACGCCGGATGCGGCACAGGACTCAAGCTTGGCCACACGCTCACGGTACTTCCACCACTCAGCATCCGCTTCGTCCACAGTCATGCTGGCTTTGACCATATCATTCTTGACAACGAACAGCAACGCTGAGTTGATCTTTCTGATGTGGGGGAAGTGCTTGAAGACCATCAAAGACATGAGCTTTAACTGGTCACGGTCGGGGTACTTGTTGTTGCCGGTCTTGTAGTCCACCACCCACGCTGTTAGGTTCTCGTCATCAATGATGAGCAAGTCGGCAATACCCCGCGCCCATCTACCCTTGTCGTTGAAGTCACACGGTTCTAAGTTGGGCATGATGCCCATCTCGTACTCGCATAGCTTCCTGCCGGGCTTGGCTATCAACGCATCGAGCACATCCTTGGTGTAGTCAAACTGTGGGGGCAGGGGTGTGCTGTCTCGGATATACAGTTCAGCAGCAGTGTGAAACCCCTTGCCGTAATATGTAGCCTCAGTTTCCTGAAACGGAAAGTTGTTGAGAACCTTGACCTCGTGATACCTGCGTGGGCATCCTTCAAAGTCTTTCAGTGCACTGTGACTCCACGTTACAGCTTTCATTAGAACCTCGCTGAGTTGATTGCAATGCTCAAGCGTTTGGCAAATCCTTCTACGAAGTCTTCACGCTTGTTGAGCTTGTGTTCTTCCATGTCACGCAAAATAGCGTGGACTAGCTCGTGCCAGAATGTTTCTCTGACATCATCGAGACTGAACTTACGCCCAGTCATACCATTGCGTAGTCCCAACTTGATCTTCTTCTCAAGGTACATGACGCGCCCCATGTCGAGCTTGTCCTGCATAGCCTCGACAACCTCGACTGAGTACCACTTCTCCCCTATCCTTACTTTCTTTGGCAGTGTTAGTGCTGTCATTGTTTTGCTTCTCCATATCTACGGTGCGCACCACCGTCAGCGGCAAGGGGTATCCCCTGCATGTACTTCGGCTCCATAGTCATCTGCGCCAAGACCCAAGTCTTAGCTTCAGCGACCTCATCATCAGGCACTAGAACAATCTGTTCATCATGCACTGTGCCAACCACGGGGTACTTCTTGGTTACCCTCAACATTCCATCAGTCATGACAATACGCGCAACAGCCTGTGTTACGTTATTGGTCACCTTCCCTGCATACAGCTTGGTAGCGTTTGGCCCGTATACCCACTGGCTCCTACCTTTGTCATCTTTCTCGCGTCGCAACTGTGGGTAGAGCAAGCTCATCCCATTGGGTAATTCTATACGTTCCTTGCTGAATGTCAAACACTTGTACTGGTACACCTTACCCCCATACAGGCTGGACTCAATCAGGCCAGTACACATATCCCAGAAGGTAGCTACGGGGTGGGCAGTGGCGCGGTAGATGTCAATGATCTTCTTAGCAGCAAGGCAGTGGGTCAGTAGCTCTTGGTCAGTGCAGGTGTGGGGAATCTCCAGCATATTGGTCACGTTGTCTTCCCAGTCAATGAACCGCTGGGCATACTCCTGATCTACACCGAGTGTCTTGGCAAAGGCTTTGTTGTACCTCTGTGGCGGAGCGCCAAGGAAGCCGGTGAGGAGCTGCGAAGCGAACGATGCCCATCCCAACCCGTAGCCGCACCCCAACAAAGCGCTCTTCGCAGATTGGCGAAGGTCTGGATGAGATTCTTTGGTGAGGTTTGGTATGTTGAACATCTGCGCCCCGAACGCCGCGTAAGGGTCACCACCAGCGCGGAAGATGTCAAGCATGTCTTGGTAATCCGAAAGCCAAGCAAGAACTCGCGGTTCAATCTGAGATAAGTCCCCCACGACCAGTTGGTAACCTTCGGGAGCCATAATTGCTTTGCGTAGGAAACTACCTCGCTTGAGGTTTTGCATGTTGATTGCACTGCCCTTTGCTGCCGTCCACCTGCCCGAAAGAGCACCGTAATACGATAGCGGAACCGGTAGCTTGCCGCGCTGACTGATGTCCAAGAATCGCTGTGCCCTTGTGCGCTCGGTCGTGGATTTAACTTTAAGGCGTGCTTCACAAAGGAGGGCAACATCTTCACGTTCACTGTTGAGCAACGCTTGGAACAAGGCATCATTCTTGGCAAGAGCGAGCGTTTCTTTGCCGGTAGTTTTACTGACTTTAGTCGGGGCAACAACCCCGAGGCTTTGAAGTACGTTTGCAAACTTCGGGTTCGACGCAAGCTCAACCTCTTGTATGCCGAGTCTCTGTAATAGTTCTTCACGGGCTTCTCCTTCTTCTGTTAGTGCCTTGATAAGCATCTTGTGGTCAAGCTCAAGCATGGGTCGTGTGTACATCTTGAGCGTCATGTCGATCAGACGCAGTTCGGATTTTGGATAACCCTCTCCCAATCGCTTGAATATCTCCTCACACAAAAACACATCATGCGCACAGTATGCAGCGAGTGCCCGCTCAATGTCTTCGGGAAGTTCAATGAGTCCATCAGTCGAGTGAACGGCCTGACCCTTCTCCTGCAAAGAGAAGTCGCTGGCGAGTTTAGCCAAGGAGTTTCCAACTTCCACACCGCGCAAAGCTCTCGCCATTGATAGTGTGTCAAAGATGAAGGCTGGTCGTGCTCCGTAGACCCACTCCATAATGGATACATCGAACTGTGCGTTGTGCGCAAGCACTGCGGTTCGTCCCCAGTCGATTCCAGAAAAGAACTCAGGTAGGTCTGATCCTCTAACCCATTTAGTGTCGTCTGTGCTTCCGTACTCATGGACACAAGCGCCGAAAGATATGAACCTTTTATCACGTATGTACTCCTCTGTTGTCATCTTGGATAGCGTGTAGTCACGCTTGTCCCATCGAGTTTCAAAATCGATGGTCAATATCCTGTCAAATGGTTTAGTCAATTAAATGCCTCCTTTGGTGGTGCGCCAGCCATATTTAGATAGCCGAAAAAATCATTTGCCTCGATCAAAAGCTCCATAGCTTCCATGTCATCTGCGTTCATGGTGATGAGTCCTGCCATCTCCCCCTTCGACTTGATGAGCAGCACCGCTTGGTCTGGGTCAGGGCCGTAGCAATGCACCAGTTGCAGTATCACCATCTTGAAGTGCTCACGCTCTTCCTCGCTCATTAAAGCAAGTCGTCTCTCGAGTGCTTGTTCATCCATATCAATTCCTCCCGTAGTTGTTCAATGTTCTCTTCGTTGATTACATACGCCTCACCGCCTGCGTTTAGTATGCGGTTAAGCTC